TAAATCGTGCATATGCACGATTTATTTTTTGTATAAGAAGGTGAGATAATCATATGAGATGTGAATACTCTATTAATATGAAATGGATGGATAGCGATGATAATGGAACAAATGATAGCTTCGAAATAGATGACGCTCATATTAATAACATGACCATCATCAATGATTATGAAGAAACTAATATGCCTGTTATCTATGCAGATATCACTATAGATAAGAATTATATGGATAAAGTAATCAAACATGCTAAGACTGCCCATATGTTCATGTATATATATAAAATGTCTGAGAAGAATGATACGGGAGTAAAACTAAAACAATTAACTTCATATACTGGTAAGATGTCTTACTTCATCGATCAAGATATCAACTACAATAAAGAATTGGATTATAAGAATACAGATGAGCCCAATAAGAAAGAAGTCTTACAGACATTTACGATAGGCTTAATGTTTAGTGAATGCATAGAAACTAATAAGCAAACGGCCAATACCACATTGGTTAATACAACCAGAATGAACGCTGTAGCTTATTACTTACAGCAATACCCATATCTAATTGATACATTCACTTATAATGATAATATTGATCAGCTTATTGTTCCACCTCAAGAATCATTATCAAAAACAATTCAATTCTTAAATGATATCAAAGTATTCTATGACACACCATATAGATTCTATATCGATCCAGGATGTGTATATTTGATGAATAGCTCTGGAGAAGGAACTCCTAAAGAGGGCGATCTATATGATACAGTATTAATCGATATCATTCCAGTCGATGAAGGTCCAGCTATAGAAGAAGGAATTACAGAAGATTCTGAAAAAGGGTGTTATTATATAGGAATCCATGTTAAGGATAGCTATTATACCGTAGATACAGATACACAAAAAATGTACAACGAAATCCAGTCTATTATCGATCCTGGAATTAAGAATACAATACGTTTCTTGGATACGGTTAACCAAGCTATTCAGGAAATCAATAGTGCAAAAGATAAACTAACTGGAATTGTTAAGAAAGCCACACAACAAGTTAAACCTATAAGCAGTGCTTTGACGGACTATAAAGGAAAATTGATTGATAGCGTAAATGCCATCAAATATCAGATTGATCATCCGGCTGGTATAGACTTTGTAGATACAAATAATGCAGCTTCAGGAGTTATGAATCCATACTTTGTTCCTACAGCAACAACTGTACCTCAGAATATAGATTATGCTGTAGACAAAATCAGATATATGAAAGGATTAACTCTTCCTTCTGAGAATGGCCCAGGAGAAAAACTAATATCTGATAAACAGTGTGATGAATGGATCGTTAAGCTTATAGAATATAAAGGTAAAATCAAATCGCATAAATCTGTTGTAGATAAGATTCCTGGAATATATGGGCAAACAACTTCTCAATTAATTGGAGTTATGCACGGTTCTACATCCATTACTAGTATGATTAATTCTATTTCTCCGATTAATTTATCAGATAATTTATCTTCTATCTTCGATAATGTACTTCACTTGAAATCAGGTATTGCTTCTCATAGCAATGAAGTCAATCAGAATTTAATTCCCAAAGTGAATGATGCTTATGAGATATCTAATTATGCAGAAGCCAGTGCTATTATTATGGAAAAAGCTTCTGGATTCTATTCTAAATATCTGACGGCTATGGGATTACAAGGAGAACAAGTTGAAGATAATCCATTCCCAGGATGGATAGCCAGTACAAGAACTTCTAAGAACAGCATTGATCAATCAGCAGAATCATTAGCAAAAACATTGTCCGATTATAAATCTGCTAATACTGCGGTATCTTCATTAGTATCCAATATAGAGCCTCAAATCAAAGCGATGTCTAATTTCAAAACAGATATCAAATCTACCATTACAGGAACTTGGGATAGCTTAGTTAATATAGGTAAAACAGCTAAGAAATCATTAGATAAGATTGTAGAGTCTGCTAAGAATATCCAGAATGATATCAAATCATTAGACTTCTCTATTAACTCTATTAAAGATCTCCAAAAGGATATCAACATGGTTAAGGATATTTCTAAGATTGGTATGCTTGGATTATCCAATTTCAATGTAGATCTAAACTTAACCAAAGACGATAAAGGAGAAGTTGCTGGTACAGGCACTAAGATAGTTAGACTTAGTAATGACAATGCCAATATGGTTAAGAACTTAAAAGCAGATATTGAAAATCATGCCAATATGTTGTCAGTTACTAAGACTGATATGGATACTACCATATTAACTCCTAATAAGAGATATGTAGTCAATAATTATGATGCACATTCTCAAAACAATGGCACATTCTTACTGACAAAAAAGATCGATTACTTCATTCGTTCTGGAGATGTCTTTACTATCTCTACTCGCTTAGATATGGCTAAGATATCCGAAGAATCTAAGAATGGTAAGAAGTTCTCTTATCAGAATGAAATCAAATTATTGATGAATCATTCCAGCAAGATTCTAAAAGCTTATAATTCCAATCCATTAGGATTATCCAATAAATCTCTTGGAGAAATTGTTGACTCTGCACAATCTATCCAGGATTCTTATACTCGTTTAAAGAACCATCGTAACCAATAATAGAAATTCCATGGAGTCATATGACTCCATGGAACTATTTTGTTTAATCAGCTGCTTCAATTTGAATATCTGGAATATCATTACCAAGTGTATCTTTAGTAATATTGATAGAAATAAACTCAGGTACAGTGGTTGAGTATGTATAATCGTCTTTCTCTGTATTCTTATATATACTCTGATACATATAACCATAGTTATTCAATCCCACAAACTTAATATAGACAATCTGTTTATAGAATTTATTCTTGATAGCTGTAATTAAGTTAGGCATATGAAGATCAGAGATATAATTGATATTTTCCATATATTCTTTGATATAGTTGATAATATCATTCTTACAATTCTGATCTGCTGCTGTTTGATACTTAACTTCAAACTTCAGGCTGATATTAATTCTGTCTATTGGTTCTGCTGTACTTAAATATCTTACATTATACAGTTTAGATGGTCCATAAGTATTAAAGAACTTAAAGTCTATACCAAACGAATCTTCTAATAAGAGAAGAGATGATTGAATATATAGTCTTCTATAATTCAAGGCTTTAATAAACGTAGATACTCTTTCTTGTAATCCAGAAGGCGATCTATTTTCTGCGGTATTAGTAGAGGACTTCTTGCCATAATCCCAGAAATAACCATGTCTAACTAAAGGCATACGCTTTACATTGAAGTCTAAATCACCATTAGAAGCTTTAGACAAGTCTACATATGATTCCATCATATTAGTATAGTCTATAAATAGATCTAAGCCCGTACTAACCTCATAGATATTACACAATGTATATCCAACAGAAGACGCGGTAGAAGATAATCCTGGAACAATTGCAGAGATATCATCTTCATCTTCATTATTAGCTTGAAGATCTCCATATTGCTGATCAAACTTAGCCAAAACAAAGATCTTAAACTTAATATTATTCGGAAGATATGTGGTAGCTTCCGTTGTTGTATTGGCATAATATAAACCTTTGTCTATACAGAGTTTGATATCTCTATTGATTACATTATTGGTATGAAGATTAAATCTATAGGTATAACTATAGTTAATATTATCATAATCTCCATCTTCCAATACACCATTCATATATCTGAATGGAATGTAATGACCATTAATATCTTTCTGATAAACTACACCAATAACTTTCATATCATTCTTAATAATATGACCGTTTTCGTCTGTAGTAACCAATCCAAAATCAGTAGAGATGTTCTGGGTCAATAATACTTCTATAGAATAATTATCTCTTTCTGAAGAAGGATAGAACGGTTTTCTAACCTTTACAGGATTTGTAGATGTACTGGAGCAAATAAACTGTAATTCAGATTTATCGTTGATATAATCGAATCCGACCATCTTAGAATAATCTAAAATATTCAAATAGTAATTTAGAACAAATGGATCTTTATTGATAACCGTTAAGAATGGATTCATATATAAGAATCCAGCACTCTCTTTAGCTTCCAGTGTATTATTATCACTCATCTCACTGGTTACATGTTGACCAATGGCTTCTGAAGAACTTCCATTTAAATAGAAAATAGATCCAGCAGGCAATATAAAGTTTTCTCTATTGATATTACTAAACATATCTCTAGAAATCTTTACATCCACTGTATTCGTAGGAATAATATTCTTATTCTCATCTTTCATCAGCATATAGCAGAAGAATAATCGTTGTAATTGATTATGAACTTTCTGCAAGAAGTAAAGGCGAATAGTATCTGTATTCAATACATTAAAGAAGTTATTCAGATCTGTATAGGTAGAAATACTGTTTCTCATCAGCATTTGCTTAGGAATCATAGCATGGAGCTCATCCATTGTCTTTCTATCTACACCATAGTCTGAATTAGAGTTAGGCATAACAACCATGTAGATATTGTTATATGCATAACGTTCGGATGTCATGTCTAATACAGTATTCTGTTTATACGCGAAGTTACATTCACTTCCCTTAGTTGTATATACATGAATACTTACATCCGCATTCTGTCTTGGCTGATAAGAATCTCTATTGAATGTAACTCGAATGGTAGATTCGTCTACATACTGATAGTTACAGTATTCCCATTCATCTTCTGTATTATACAATCCATCATATAAGCACTTCAGATAATGAGTAACAACTCCAGACTCTGTTTGTTCTGCAACTTCTATATAGAAATAAGAAATCTGATCATTGAAAGTAAATGTCATAGACTTACTTTCTAATGGATTAGTTGTAACAATCTTCTTAGAAATAACAGTATGATCTAACTGTCTAATTGTTGTAGTAATCAGTAGTATATTAGTATTACTGATACTGATATTCCCAATAGCTGGTAAATAAGGATTGGTTATATCAGAGATTTCATTAGTAGCAACCATTCCGGTAGAATATTCCGTATCTGTTAAATGAGTTGCAGTATATACGAACTTACCATTTGGCAGTTTATTACGTCTGATCTTAATATCATAATCCAAACGATAATTATACGTAACGTTATTCTCTGTATTACCAATCTTAATCTCAAAATTCTTATCAATGATGAATTCATCATTCGCCATATTTTCTAAGAGTCTATCTTCTGGAATACCCAGATAAACATCCATCTTAGCTGGTGTAGCTCTAATCTTATTGATACCTAATGTCAAAGCGTGGCAAATAATATTTCGATCAAACTTTGCTCTGGTCGGAATTGCTTCATTGGCATATTCTGCCGACATAATAGCCGCATTCTCTAAAATATTAGAGCCCAATTCCGAAATATATCCAAAGATACCCATTGTCAGAGTATCTTCCGGAATATCTATATATTTTGCTTTCAAAGAATCTACAAATTTAGCCAGTTCATAGATATTAGTAGATACTGTGCCCTCTGTATCTTCTTTGATAATAATAGAATCTTTTGGATCTTGCAAATCTGCAGGATTTATATTAATCAGAGATTCTGACATGTATATCCTCCTTTAAATACCAATACGACGATCTGGTTCTACTTCCAGATTCGGTTTACTCGTATCATGATATTCTATAATATCTTGTGGATCTCCAAACCATTTCAACAGATATGGTGTATGTGTCATTGTAGTACCTGTTGTTTTTATAATTCTTGGGAATAAAGCAGATTCTCCTGTTACTCTTCCATTTATATAATCAAACAACGGAATCTCTGCATACTGTTTACCAGGCAACATAGATGCATCCACAATGTAATTGAAATGGGTAATACTTACAGGATCCATATCCTGTTGGAATGTAGCTTTCCAATCCACAGTAAATTTCATTTGACCATCTGTAGGCATATCAGAGAATGATGATCTGGGAACAGACTTAGGATAGCAGCCCCACAATTGAGCCCAGTATACAATAGATTCTCCATCTTCTCCTACAATAAATTTAAAGACAGTCATTTGATCGGATAATACTTTATACCATGTATAATCTACATTGGTTGGAGTAACTTGTCCATGATATTTCATCTGTTCATATAGATCATATGCTTTAAACCATAAATAGCAGTCTAAGAAACGGTTATCTTTGAATTCAATATTGAATTCATTATCTTCATCTGCACTATCCGATGGTTTTCTATAAAACATACGAGTGTTATAAATATTGGTTGCAGATTCTTCATCCCCAACAGAAATATTTGACAGGTCTAGGTTTGAAGTCTTATAGTTTGATAGCAAATTAACAAATGGAGAAATGTATTTTGATCCATTTTGACCCACTCCATGTTGTAATGAAGATAATACCGTATCCCCATAATTTCGTTCTATTAAGTCTCTGAAAAACACAATCGATCGTAGTTCAGGATTTAATTCATTCATATCCGTATTAATAACAGGATCATTTGGATTCTGTCTGGTTCCAAAGATATGTAAGTCCGGTTTGGTAATAAAGACATATTCTCTGGTAGTACCCATCATACGATAGGGATCATTTCTTGGGAATATATAGAAAGTATTAAAGTCATCAAAATCTTCTCTTCTATAAATTCCATTGGAATGCAACAATCTCAATAATAGTTGAGATTCGCTAGTATGTTCTCCGCCATTAATGATATTAGTTTGTTTTTCCGTAAACGGATCGATAATATTTTTAGATGATTCAACTACTTTATCAGAATCTTTGTATGTTAGTCCATCAGCGTTCTTTTCTCGCTTCATGGCAATCTGTCCTTGTCTTTCGTTTGGCATATATGTCGACCCTCCTCTATGTTACTTTAATGTTTTGCCTGTGGTATTAAAAGAATCATTAGTTATATATTATAGATCTGAAGTTATAATAAGGAGGTTTATTAAGTATGAAAGTCGTAGTTCCTTATGTGTATAACTGGGAAGGAAAAATTGAACAAAAACTATTAGAAAAAGCAAATCAAAATCCATCTGAATTGACAAACGATATACTAAGTATTGTTCAAGCAATTGTTGATGATACAAGCAAAGAATTTCAATATTCTTATGGAGTTATAAATGATATAAACAAACGAATAGATCAATTAGATCAGAAAGTCACTGCTATTGAGGGTGATGTAAAAATAAATCGTAAACTCATCGATGCCATAACATTTGTTAAGAATTCGAAGGATTTATAAGATAAAATAATCTATTAGAGATTCATCAGATTATTTTATAAAAGCTAAAGATTACCGGTGTACTAAGGTAATCTATTAAGTGCATTTATGGTATTTGATCGAATTTACATTAGATTAAATACTGTCGGTAATCTTTAGAGGGTATTTATTTTTTGTTTTTGACATCTAAGTAAATCAATATACATAGGAGGTTTTATAATGATACAACTCAAGAATACTAATGGTATCCATGAAGGTGTAATTAAGGATATCGTTGACTTGATTGGCGATGGTGGATTAGATAATATAGCTGGCAAAAACTTTCTGACTGCTAAGAACTCCAGATATTTCTCCAGCATTACTAAAGCAACTTCTAATCTTGTACTTACATTTCCAATTATTGTAGATGAGTCTGTTCCTCTTTCAACTGCATCTATGGTTGCCAAAGCTGTAGAAAGAAAGATGGTTGGGCTTCTGCAAATGCTTTTTTCTGCTATTAATATCAGCAACAACAAGGATGCATTTGATTTCATTGGCAAAGTTCATAAGAACTTGTCCTCTGATGACATTCTTTCTTTTATCAATAAAATGGATAGCAGACCTTATAAAGAATCTGCTGATGGAATGAGTGCTGAACTCGATATCGAAGCAATCAATAAAGCTTTGACCGAGTCTATGAAGCATAATGGAATTTATTTGGATTCTGAATTAGAACCAGCATTAGAAGAAAAGTTTGTATATAAAGGCAGAGCAACAGCTCAAGATCTTATAGATTTCCATAGACCAGTTATGGCTCCAAATTCAATGCATACTGGATTTAGAGCATCTCAGCAGAAAATTGATGATTTTAAAAAATCAATGAAAAATAAAGGATCTTCTTCATCTGGAAGAGAAGCTCAATATGTTGGTAGTGCTAAAATCCAGGATCAGGAATTTAATCAAGAACTTAAAAAATCTAATGAAGCAGTTCCATCGCTTCTGATTATTCATTTCCGTTCTGGAGAAGATGAAAAGAGTGCTGGAGATGCAGTTATTGGCGTAAAGGCTAAATTGGTCTATGTATCTCAGGCCGATATGGCAGATCGTATCATCATGAAGAATGGAGATAACAACGTTATCTTTAGTCTGTTAAGAGCTACAACTGGTGAACTCTCTATGATTAAAGATTTCATGTTTGCTGTAGATAGAGCAAAATTAGATACATTCAGCAATAGAAACTCTTCAACTCCTCTTTGGAAGATGCTTGAACGTAGAGCTATTGTTAATAAAAAGAATCGTTTCTTTGATTCTGCTAATGGTTCTGGTACAGCTATTGCTACACTTCTTATTTCTTCTGATACAGAAAATCTGCTTGAAAAAGATTATAACTTCAGATGCAGACCTTATAACATGCTGAATGTTATGAGTGAATACAGCTGCTTGGGATTCATCATTGCAGATGACGTTACAGAAAAAGTAAAGATGTTGTTTGATGATAATTCAACAAACTTTGAAGTATTATCCTATACTTCTTTGGAAAGAGAAGATAAGAGTCAATATAAGAAACTTATTAACCTGATGGTTAATAGATAAGGAGGATTTCCGATGTTAAAGACTGGAGTTCTTGAAATTTTCAATGAAGCATTGGATATGCATGACTTGGAAGTATTCAAAACAGTTCATTCATTTAATGAAGCAGAACAGAAGAATGCTATTGTTATTCTTGCTAATCGGCTTTATAGAATGATCACCAATAAACTTGAAGATATGGATTTCAAGGAAATTGAAAGATCTGGTGGAGATGTCACCAGAATGAAGAATTATAAACAGACCAAAGAATGTATTGAAACATTGGTTATGATTGCTCAGGAAAGCGGTAATGGTATTGAAGAAACCAATGAAATTGCCAGAGCTATGAAGAATGTAGAAGAACTTAGACCTCTGTTTACTTCTGCATTCAGAAGCAATGTACCACTGGTTAAATACTTCTATGACACTATTCTTCTGGCTATTATTGCTGATATCGGTTTTATGACTACTGTATGTGTAGAGTTCATTAAGAATCCGAATTCTACAGTAGGATTAGAAATTACCAACTTGCAGACCTATAAAACCAAATTCTATTTGGTTCACTCTGAATTGGTTAAATTCAATGCTGCTGTTGATAAAGGACAGATCGATAAAGCATTCAAAGCTCTTGTTACAGCTAAAACAAGACATGAATCCTATGAGATGGTTAATGTACAGGAAGGTATTGGAGATATAGCAAAAGATATCGGATCTGGTGTTTGGAATACAACTGTTACTATCGGCTCTATGGCTATTGTAGGACTGGTTGGAATTGTGGCTATGGTCATACTCCCAATCCTTAGAGATCTTTCTTATCTCTTCTACTCTTTCAGAGCACATTTATCTGACTGGTTCTCTGTACAGGAAGAACTTCTTAAGGCTAACGAAATTCGTCTTCGTTCTATGAGAAATACTGGAGAAGTTGACTATAAAGAAGTTGCTGATAACCAGAGAAAATGGGCTAATCGTATGGGTAAAATGGCCGATATGCTGGCTGTTAAATACGTACCAGCTCAGAAGAACGTATATAAACAGCTTGAAAAAGATTCTAAGCTGAAGATTACTAAAGACGAAGTTGATAATCCTAGCGATTTAGATGGACAGCCATCATTATTCTAAAAGAAAGGAGAATATAAGACTATGAATCTGACAAAAACAATTGATACAATGAAAAAGATCAACGCTCAGGACAGCAAACTTATGGCTGGTATGGATCCTAATTCTCCTGAGATGGTAAGTGCTCCATCAGCAGATGCTAACCGCATTGCAAAATATATTCCTACTGAATCTGATAGAGATGCAGCGTTAACCAAAGAAGCTCTTTATAAAAACTTTGAAGCCGCCGCTGATAAACTTAAACTCGGAGAAGAATCTAAAAAAGTTGGTGCATTATTCATCAACGAATTAGTAGAAAAGACAAAGGCCGATCTGCATAACAAGAAAATCAAACCGGCTACTTATATAGAAGCAACCTATCAGTACTTGATGGATAAATATAGTTCAGAAGCTAGACTTCAGTATGCTAATCTAAATAAGATCAAAGGATACAATGAAGCTGTAGAATCTACCATTACAGATAATCTGATGAAGAATCTGGATCATGATATAGCTAAATTGACACCAGATAAGATTCGTCAAAATATTGCTGATCGTGTAGAAAAAGCAACAACCGACTTCATCGATGCTAGAAACAATGCAACAGATCGTATTAAGAAGATCTATACAAACGTTAAAGACTTTGTAGGTAAGAAAGATACGACAGAAAAGGATGCTAAGACAGCACAAGAAAATGCTAAGCTTCAAGTATCTCGTATTAAAAATGCCCCAATGTCCATATTTGAAGCTATGGTTACAGCTCTTACCAATGCGGCTATGACCAACCCAGCTTTAAAAGATAAATATCTCTTAGAGTCTGGTGATGTTAATATGGATAAAATTATCGATGATACAGCATCTATCTATACTGTTATGGAAACTGCCAATGTACTTGGTTTAGTAAAGATTGATGAATCTGTTATTGACGCATATATTACTTCTTTGAAATAACATATAAATTTATCCATAGACTCATATGAGTCTATGGATATCTATTGTTTTTTATTTTATACATATAAATTGGCATAAGAGAATAATACTATCGAACACACGTCTTACAGCATCTTGTGATCCTAATTTATCCATTAAAAAATCTTTATTTTCCGTTAAAAGTTTTTTAATACATGCAGATATAAGAGGGAAATGATTAAGTTCAGTCTCAGTATAGGACTTATTAAGCATAAACCATATTTTATGATGAGGGAGAACTTTAATATTTACCACCATATCTTTTAATTGTTCATCTTCTTTAATAATTTCCATCAATCTATCGATTCGTTCTTTATTAAAGAAATCAATTTCTTCTAATTTATATTCTATACAACCAAGCTGGTTGTATTTCTTAGAATCATTCAATATTGTATCATGAAGATTATCACTATCACAATTCATTTTAACACCTACCATCACCAAAATATCGAATATCACCTTTATAAGCTTTACTAATTGACTCTGCCTGCTTACTATTGGTAAGCATATTCAGATAATCAATCGTAATTTCTATTCTAGGCAATATAGAATAATATTTTTCTACTGTTCCTTTAATGACCAGTCTATCATCCACCCATAAGTTCTCATTGGTCATATCACAATATTTCTTTCCTATATTGTCCCAATCAGGCTTGTTTATGGGCCTATGAATTCCTAATTCGGCTAAATATGTATCGACTGCATTATATGTACTGGGGGTCTTTAAATAAGCCTCATAATGTACAATACAGGGAGTATAAATCAAATGTTGTAATTGATTGAACTCTTGGTTAGATACTAATTTCTTCATAAACTTATTATCTTCTGCTCCCACAGGAGAATAAACTTGTATAAAGTTAGAATTCTTCATAGCCATATTAGCAAAGTTTTTTCTATTAATTAATCTCATTCTGGGTCTGGGGGATCCTTCTGGAACTTCATACAGAATAACTTTATATCGTTTATAATACAATATATCTTTCATCGTATTATAATTGGCTATGACTGTATCTGCTTTAACTGAATTAATATGAAGTTTATCATACATCCAAGCTAAACGTTCGTTATAATCTCTGGGTATTTTGGAATACTTAGATTCGTATTCTTTCATTTTCTGATTGCGTTTCTTCATATATCTACCACCTGATATTATAAATCTTGAAGAGCGTTAACGCTCTTCAAGATTATGTTTTGTTTAATTTACTTATTTACCTTATTCAATATAGCTTGAGTGGCTTGACCTGTACCAATAGTAACAAGATCAAAGAGACGAATATTTCCAGGATGCAATCCAATAATAGATCCATATGTACGAGCGGTTGCTTGTGTATAAGTTTCAAAGAACGCTTCCCGTACAGACCGAACTGTATCTTTAACCTTAGCTTCAGGACTAAAGATCATCTTCATCATTTTCCATGCTCTTGGATAATCTGGTTCGTCTATATTAATACCACATGTATTAGCTATATAATCTACAAATGGTTGATTAGACAGTACGTTCAAATCCATATTATTTTCGTTTTGTCCCATACTCATAAAGTTAGTTCCAAAAAGATCTTTAATGCTAATACGAAGTTCTAATGTGGTTGGAACGTTATCATATGTCCAAGCACCTTCATTACCTTTAGTAATAGAAAGATCTGTAATAATACCCATATTTACATTAAAGAATCCTTGATAGAATGCTCTAACCAAGAATGGAGCAGTATATGTATTTGGACCAGTATATTTAGGAGCCGCTAAACAAACCGTATGAATTAGTGGAACAATAATATTCAGATAAATAGATAATGGGTCATTATCTGGAGACCCAAATTTAACATTGACTGAATAGTCTCTACTAAATTGAGAATCTTGCCAAAGTTCTGGGAATAACATTTTAGAACCAGCAATGGTATTGTGTAGTCCATTCAATATAGCAGCTACAGCACCCTGAGAAGAACTCATACCGCTTCCTACTTTGGCTTTGATATTATCAAATAATTGCTGCGTATTGTTTAGTCCAGAGCTAACGGCACTACTAGCTACCTTTGAAGCAGCTGCAGTTACATCAACGGCTGTATTAGATAAAAACATCAATTCTCTAGCCTGCTCAGATACAGCATTTGTTTTTTGTGCTAATTGAGATTGCGTAGTAGAGTTACTAAAGCTTTCTGATATCTGGTTTTCTGTATTCAGATAGTATAAAACAGATCCATGATAGAAAGAAGATTTGGAGATTGTATCTGGAGACAATGATCTCCAATCAAATTTACTAAGAGGAGTATTTCCATACACAACTCGGTCTCCTACACCCATAAAGATAGCGGCCATTCTACAAATAGCATTCACATATCTATAGTATAAAGAATAGGCAGGATAGAAGTTATAATAAGAGCCTCTGGTTTTCCCTTCGGCGACTTCTCTTAAATTATTCCAGCCACGATTCTCATCGATAACGTCTTTTAATATTTCCTTCTTTTCAGCAGAATTATAATTAGGCATGAAATCGACCATACCGGGCATAAAGATACAGAATGGCATACGAGATAAAATCTTTTCTCTATATTTAATCCCTATAGCAGAAATATCTGTTAAAGGAGTAGTAGACGATTCATATCCTACTCCAGTACTCTTTACTCTTAAATCAGCCACTGGAAGATATTGATATGGCATACCAAAAACAGATCTGAGTGAATTCAGATTAATCTTAGTTAAAGTTACTACATTATCCAAGGATTCAGAATTCTTTGAATAAAAGTAAGTGTTTACAGAATCTTGAATCTTTTCTATATCACTATTAGAAAATCGTTGATTAAAGAAATCGGCTGTTTTATCACCAAACGATTTATCTTCTAGAAATTTACCGCCACCGCCACCATTTGGTTCAGCAGCGTTAGAACTGTAAAATTTATGGTCTGCTTTTTGTTCTATAATAGTAATATCCGACTTCTTAACTTCGTATTGCTTATCAGAAGTCCTACTTCTAATATATACATATCCATTAGAAGCTTCCTCTACAATAGAAAAATATAAACTGGTCTTATCTTCTACAACTGTTAAGACTCGTTTATGCTTATCTCTATATGTAACCAAGTCTCCTGTATTAGATTTGATTGTACATACAGATCCTGCTTTAATAGAATTTTCTTTAATAAGATCTTTATCTACAATACAAAACCCATCTTTAGAATTAAATGGATATACCCATCCAGTATATTCTTTATATGATATTTTCATCCATAATCCTACATTAGCTAATTTAATAATAGGATCATCTTTGCTTAGTTTATGTATAACTTTTGAGGAAAAGTTGCAATCTTCATGTATATCTAATGAGTTTGATTTTACGATCAGCTGCATGATTACTCCTTTCTTTTCTCTCAATAAAAAATTAATATAATGTTGGGAAGCTCAAATATTTGAGCTTCCCAAGCATATTATAGTATATTAGTGTTTAGATAAACCAATCATAGATGAAAGAATCTTTGCAATACTTTGTGTTGGAGTAGAGGAAAGAATCTTATTGGTTACTGCTTGACCAATACCTGGCCCAGCCGCAACAAGAGTTGGGTTGCCAGCACCACCAGTAGCCTGAATGGCTGCTAAGATAGCACCCAATAACTGGATAACCTGATTTAACTGATCTGTATAATCTGTTTTCAGCTCATCTCCAGGGTTAGGTCCACCAATAGCTCGATCCAAGTCTTTATTAGCGCCGAGATCAATAGCCATCTGATTAGCGCTTGGAGTTGGTCCAGGGTATGAACCAGGATCGATATGATCTCCACCAGAAGATGCTCCTTGATTGGTTGGAGGATCGATCTGATAATGTAAATGAGGACCTGTAGAGTTGCCCGTAGATCCTATTGTACCTACATAATCTCCAACATGAACTCGAGTACCTTCAGACAATGTAGATGGAACGTCCATATGTGGGAATAAGTGGAAGTTTCCTTTATCATCTTTGATCTGAATATAATTACCATATCCACTTCCAGATACTCTATTATTATCTACAACGACACCATTAACCGGTGAAGGAATCTTAGTACCGGCATTAGCACCAATATCTACACCGCCATGAACATGACCAAAGTGATTTGCTTCAGCATATGGAGCAGTGATTTGAGCGCCAGGATCCTGTGCTTTAATTCCGTTCAGAACGTATGATAATGCAGAACCGCCTTCAACATTTCCAGCGTTTCCAAGCGGTGATCCAAAAGATCCACCACCGCCACCATTACCACCGCTTCCGCCTCCTCTACTGCCGCCAGCAGAAGAATCAGATCCAAACAGGAAGTCATATTGACCCATCTGTTGCTTGAACCAGTCGTTGATCATTCCAAAGATGCCACCATCTCCAGATTGTTGCTGACCTTGTGAAGATCCATTATTACCAAAGCCTAAAGCATTTTGGATACCTTTCCAAGCACCAGAGAAGAAATTACCGCCACCTAAATCGTTAGCGACAGCTTCAGCCATACGACCTCTACGAGATTCCATTCCTAAATCATCAGCAGAACGTTCAAATTCTCTATGGAATAAAATAGCAGCATCGTGAGGACTCTTAGCCGCATTCATTCTCTGAATTAATCCAGGATTATCTCTTTCAGCTTCCATAAGCATATAATCTAACTGCGTTTTGATATCGCTTGTAGAAGTTCTGTTTGATTTTGCGTAATCTACAAGACCTTGCTGTCTATCGGCAGATGTCCACTGGCAAAGGCCATAACCAGTACGACCATCAACAGTTATTTCCTGAGCATGTCCACCGCCTTCAACAATCGTAGGATCGAATGAAGATTCGGCTTCCATATTACCCATAATACCAGCAATAGCATTGGATCCTAAACCAAGTCCTTTGAGATAATTCCAAATAACAGATTTATTATCCATTCCTTCTCCACCACCAACACCATAGGGAACTCTATTTGGAATATTTCTTCCAAATCTAGATGCAGGTTTGGTATTATGAGAATATGGCGATCTACCAGGATATAATCCACCAGTACCCGGTTTAGATGTATCTTTATTTCCACCAAAAGCACCGCTAAATTTATCTTTAACCCAATCGTATGCGCTGCTAACAGCGTTTTTAGTAGCATCCCAAGCATTACCAGCTACATCTTTTACTTTATCCCAAAGTTTTTCACCCCAGCCTTTATTATCATCTCCATTTTGACTACCACCTGTAGCAGGATCCTGATATTCTTTTGTATCAGTTCCAGATACAGAACTTGCTATACGGAAAATACTCTGAGGAGAAATAAATCCACAAAGGAACTCAGAAATAGCATTGGAGATACCGCATAACGATTTAATACCATCGCTGATCTCTCCACCATTGGCTGGTCTACCCGCAATCTGTTCTGCATTATCACAGCCAGAATTATAATCAAGAACGGCACTGGCTGCTACGAATCCAGTAGTAATTAATCCAAGACCAGGAATCATCGATCCGGTTACTTTAGCAAAAACTTTACCTAAGCTGGGAAGAGCAGATTTAGTAAAGAGTTTCTTTCCAATTGCTTCTCCGATTTTTGGAAGAACTTTAGCTACACTATTCGGTAAGAATTTGCTTATCAGTTCAAATATTTTAGTAATACCACTCTTAACAAAAGCGGCAATTCTACCAAGTGCTCCCGGATTCTCTGCTGCAGATGCAACGGGTTTAGCTGCATTAGTAAGTTTACTTCCAATAGTAGTTGCATTCTTAACCGTATTAATACCTTTGGACAGAGTTTTGCTTCCGGCCGCCGTCATAGCTACATCAGCAGCAAGGTTTGCTGCTCCTCCGAGACCACCTCCGCCAAAACTACCAGCACCGGCTACAGTTCCAGCCAATCCAATGATACCTGCACTAATACCAGCCAGTTTCTTAGCAATAAATGACTGAATTGGTTCTTCGGCAGATTCAGGAACAGCATTTTCAGCAGTTTCTACTTTTTTAGCAATAGCAGCTTCTTCTGCTCCAGCTCCAACCAATCCGCCTAATACTCCACCAAGTACTCTAAATTTACCTGGTAAGAATTTAGCAGCTTTACTTATAAATCGACCAGCGCCTCTGGCTAATCTACCAGCTCCACGCCACATCCAGCTTCCTGCAGAACCAAGTGCATCGGTTGCTAATCCGCCAGTGGGATCTAAAGCTCTGAAGAGATCTCCAAGAGCTCCCATCAATCCACCTTTTAAGAATCCTTTGGCTTTACCCAATAAGTTTCTGCCTTTAGTTTTAGTTTCTTCTTTAAGAGTCTTATACTTAATCTTGAAATAACCAAGTACATCATCCCATCTGGATTCTTTTTTAGCAATAGCTTCATTAGCATCTTTATTCATCTTAGAATTTGTTTCTTCTAAGCTGCCTTCGGATGTATATTTAAATTCTTTAGGATGGCCATCAACCATTTCAATGACTTTACCAGTAGATGTTCCGTCAGCAAAGCCTCGGACAGCTTCGCCTTTAGATAGCATATACAAACCAGATTTAGAAATATATCCGCCTCTGGCTTTACCCTTAATGGTTTCTGCTAATTCTTGCGCATGATCTCCAGCATTATGCGTCTGGAAGAAATCCATACTTGGCATAATTTTCTGTAGGGCATAGATAGTAGCGGCTGCTATAGCAGAAACACCAGTGGGATCTAAGAACATGCCCGCTGCAGCTCCACCCAATCCAGTTTTCGTTTTAGAACTTTGATTATTGAATAATGTAATTCGGCTATGTTGCTCTGTATTGAAACGGGTAATATCCTTATGATTTTTAACCCAATCTTCTTGAGTAACTGTTTTACCAAGTTCTGTAGATTCGATAGCTTTATGAGCAACTGTAAACTCTTTTAGCATATGATCATAATCTTCTTTATCCATATCTATGATCTGCTGTAAGTTTCCAGTTAATGGGAATCCGTGTTTAACTAATGGCTTAATTCGATTCTTCCATTCACTATCTTTAAGACGAAGAACAGCAGCAACCATATCCATACTTTGCTCGGAAATGGACGTATGATTGTCTATGTATACAAGTCTTTCAAATTCTTCTTTAGTAATTTTAGAAGGAAGCATACGAATATAGTTAGCCATACGTGGTGATATATGACCACTATAATTCATAACAAACTCTAAATTATTTTTATTAGAGAAATGCTTTTTGTAAACGTCATCGTTAGTAGGATCAAAAACTGTATTGAATTTTCTATTAAATTCAGCAACAGTCTGCATGCGTCCAATAGCATCTAAATCAGATCTAACTTTAGTTCCACTCTCTACACCAGATGTAGATGCACTTGTAGCTAAACCGAAGCTGCTATATTTACCAATACCATTCAGATCAACTTTTTCTCCAGCAGTTAATTGAGCAATAACTCTTAAAAGATCATTAGATTCTCTAGTCAATTGATTCTGAATCTTAGACTCATCCAAAAGCATAACTTCTGGATCATTTTCTTTGGTGTCTCCAGATTCTATTTTAGCTTTAGCTTCTTTTTCCAGGTAAGAAGACGCTTTACTAAGATCACCATCATATGCATCTAAATTAAAATATCCAGTCTTACCTTTCTTAGTTGTATATTTTATTCCTTTAATATTGGATATTCTTTTCTTAGCTTCTTCAGATACTGCTCCAATTTGAGCAACCAAAGGAACGACATCTTGTACTTTAGAAATCAGATCTTGTTTCTTATGATCAGGAATATCAGATTCATTAATAATTCCAATAATACTGGATACTGAAGCGGATATTGCTGCCTTATCTGTAGAATTTTCCTGAATGCCTCTAATTAAATCAACAATTTCTCTTTGACTCGGATCGTCTAATGGAGAATCTTTGATCATCTTAATAACTTTAGCAGCAACTTTTTCTTTAGTCATTTTCTTACCAGACTTAACCATTTGAATTAAGTCTGCATAATCTTTCATGACTTTAATTTCAGCTAAAGATGAATCCATCATCAATCTATCATTAGACTGCATAGCTTGGCCTTTAGCACCTGTATATGAATACCCATGAGTATCCATAAAATTAATGCGCTCTTTAGCGGTCATATGATCTGCATTGCCGCTATTAATCAACCATTTATTTAGACGATTAGTTCCTTTATCCAATAATTTTCCAGGAGCTTTTCCTAACCATGCTCCCGCTTTAACTAACCATTTATCTACGCCAGTATAATGAGCTCCGGCTCCTAATACACCACCGAGAATAGCTCCTAATGGACCACCAGTCATATATCCGGCAGCACCACCACCAAGCATACCGGTCAGTAATTTGGATTTCTTATTAGTCTCCATCCATCTGCCAAAGTTTTTCCAGAATGGCAGTTTTAATTTAGGACTAAATACAGTACTCATTGCACTTTCTACTAGTTTATATACATTCTTAGTTCCTACTTGCATCGCTTTGCCTACAGGAACTATAGCTCTTTGCATAGGTTCTACAAAACCTTCTCTAACATAGTCTGCAAATTTATCTCCAAAATTTCTTATAGGAGCAATCATCTTATTCAAAGACTTACCTAAGAACCCAGATTCGAAATCGCGTTCATTGGTATCTCTACCATTAACGTCTTTTTTACGAGGTCCAAATAAGAAGTCTTGGAATTTGGTGGAATTGGAAGCGTAGTCTATAACAGCACCAGCAGCCATACCACCGAGTATACCAAACGGTCCTCCAATAAATCCGCCTACTACACCACCTATACCCATTTTCTTAAGTTTAGGATGATCTTTTAGCCATTTAGATAAATTAAATTTATCTTTAGAGAATATAGTTCTGCCAAACATTTTATTTTGGTATTCTGCATTGTTACGAAGCCAACCTACAGCTCCACCAATCATCATACCGCCAAGTAAACCTACCGGTCCACCAAGAGCAGCAGAAGCCAATCCAAGTACACCACCACCAATACCAAAGTTCTTTATATCAGTAGCCGTTTTCTTAGTTTTTTCTATTTTAGCAAGCATAGATTTAGGAAGAAGTTTAGTTAGTCCTCCTCCTATTCTACCATATATACTAAGTTTCTTAGTATCTCCAAATAACAATTCACTAGCAGCTTCATTACTTTTCAGTATATTATTAGCAGCACCTAGTCCGGCACCAATCAATAGTCCAAATGGGCCGCCAATTAATCCACCCACTAAAGCTGTTGCTGTACCTTCACCAAGAGCAGCAGGATATTGTTTCTTTAAAGATTCCCAAGCTTTACTATATATACTTTTATTTTCTTCAGAAGATCCTTCTCCATCTGCAGAAACAACTACATTGGTAGCATGGATTTCTGTATCAGCACTAGATAACTTTTTAGCTTTAGCTAATTTACGTTTTCCAGTTCCTTTACCATATCCATGAACAACATTGATGCCCATGCTGGCTCCAACCGCTTTTTCATTAGCCATATCTCTGGCTATAGAAGCAGAGCCTCTAAATGGATTATCTGGATTGTCTTTAGATGGTACAACAGCTTCACCTCTAGAAAGCATATATAATCCAGTATGGGGAACATATCCCATACCTTTTGCTTTCCCAGGAAGATTAATTTTGGAAGCGTCCTGATTGCTGATTGCATCATCGGCCGCATTCTCAGAACCTACAACTTCATTATAGAATGATCCCAAAGAACTCTTAATTCCAGAGAACATTCTTTGACCAAATTGTGTAGCTCCTTCTCTAAACTTACGTCCGAAGCCTTCTCCAAATAATTTCTCTTTCAGCCAATCTCTAGCTTTAGTAAAGGTAGTACCGATTTCGTAACCAATACGTTGAATGAATCCAGTGATTTCTTTTCCATTAGCATCTTTGACTCTCTTATCCCCAAAGAATGCTGTATAAATTAAGCTGTCTACTTTAGCGATAATACCAGCCATAGCATGCATTGGAGTTTTAGCTAAGTCCTGTGTATATGCTTTGATAACGCCGAACTTGTCTAAACCTTTTGCACGTTTTAACTTATCTAAGAAACCATTACCTTTATAGTCTCCTAAAGTTTTACCACTATTTTCTTCATAATCATCCTTAGCCGCTTCTTTAGCTGCCATTTCACTGGAAGTAATCTTATCTTTAGGATGAATCTTATAATACAATTCTTCTAAGAATACTCTGACCGGAATAGGTAAAGCATAAAATGATGTAGCTGCTTTTCTTATAGCTTTAAAGCTTTCATCTCCACCATTCAATACATAATAAATCAGCTCTTCAAAAGAATTATTAGGATAGCTAGATATACCAAACTCTGTAATCTTATTAATAAAATTAATTACAGATTTATTCATACCACTGATAGAGCTTACATGATCCAGATCTGTTATATATTTGATTAGATCTCTGCCTTCTGGGAATGCATTGATATCGTTTATATCAAATGTAGCAAATACATTGAAGTCGTTCTTCTTTACAGAAGTCGGAGCTACATATTTAGTAGTTAATGAAGGTCCAGGAGATAATTTTTGTGCTTTTCTTTTATTACGACGACGTCTTCTACCACCAGTTCCACCACTATACACACGTTCTTCATACGCATCTGTATATCCATAAGACAGATCATCAACGGCTCGATCTGCATATTTCCATCCGCCTAATCCATTATCCATAAGCTTTCTCATCAAGTCATATGGATCATTAGATATATCATTGGCTAAGCTATTCTTAGCTCCTTTGGCAGATCGAATATCATGAACCAATCCAGCTCTGGTAGAATGATTTAAGTTAATGGCAATCGCTCTGACAAAATCTTCCAGGTTATTATCTCTCTTAGAATTTCCTGTTGTATATCCAAACTGTTTAAAGAAGTCTTTGGCATTATCAAAATCTTTATAAGAACCATTGTTCTTCAGTATGCCATTTAAGACTACATTAACAATTTTAGAAACTTCTTCCTGAGAATAAGAATTACCATTGATATTCTTAAGATCAGTATTACTCAATACTTTCTTAAATACATTGGTAATCTCATCCATACCAGCATTATCAGATGAATGATATCTAGAACTAAACTGTTTACGTATTCCAGTTACATTTGTCCACCGACCAGTCTTCATATCATAGAAGCGTTCTTCTTGACCGGTTAAAGCAGATTCGATTCTGGCTAAATATCCAGGAATTACATCAGTAATCGCTTTCTGAGCAATGCCATTAAATTGCATAGCCCCACGTTCAAAATTTGCTGTGTCAACTCTGGCTTTCTCAGATTGATTAATTCCTAATATAGAGCCTAGAAACCCTTTAATACCGCCTTCATTAGACCATTTGTCCATTTGGTTTAAGAAATGCCCAAATAGACCACTCATAGTCTTTTGAAGTTTACCCAATTGTTTCTTAACCTTATCTCCGCCCATTAAATTAATCAATGTACCAGATATAACAAACTCTAATGGATTTGCTACCAATAGATCTTTCATATCCCATAGCATTTGGAAAGGAGAGAATTCGGCAGAGTTAATCACATTAGATTTGATATTTTTCAGATAGTTTTTGGCATCAAAAGCGCCGCCAAATCCCATAATATCATTGTATGCATTATGAGATTCTCTTCTATTAATATTTTCATTTCTAGTTGAGTTATAAAGATTTCTTTGCATCTCCAGCATTTCTTTCATCATAGCATTCTGCTCTGTTAAAAGATTGGTAGAGGTATCAAAGAATTTGGTTGCATTCTGGATATGTGTATTTAAGCGTTCATTCTGAAACTTAATGATATTTTTCATTCCGGCACTGACGGAAGAAAATCCCGCTTCTAATACTTTCATCGTTCTTAAAGACTGCATATAAGATATAGCGGCTGTATTCTTCACTGTTTCAGAAGTATACTTAGCACTATCCATAACAGTAGCAGAAATAGCAGTTGCAGTTGTCTTTAAGCCGGAATCAATTCCTAATCCAAGATTATCTAAATCATCGCCTAAACTGTCCAGAGAAGCCTGACTATCATCCTGGGATTCGGTATCAACATCATTGATATCTTCACTCAGATCAAAATCAAAATCTTCTCCACCCATCATTTTCTTAAAGAATGCATTATCTGCTTTATCAGATCTGGCTTTATCATAGAACTTACCAGTCTTAATAGAGTTCATGCTGTTTCTATAAATTTCATTACCAGCTTTAAATACATCGCTCTGTAAGAATTGGTTTTGTACTCTTTTGATATTGCCTTTATTTCTGAACATAGCTCTGGCTTCATGAGTTAGATCAGCATTTGCTTCTGCCATACTGAATGGCATTGGAAATGCATCGCGTACTTCATTAATGGCTACATACTTAACAGATTTAACTACATTCTTTAAGTAATTTTTTACTATAGGTAATTTTGGCAAAATGATTCCTCCTTTCATATATGAACGTTTAATGGTATGTTCTGGCTTGTAAGTATAGAGTTTTAGACAAAAAATAAAAGAGATTATACTCTTTTATTTTATCGAAAGAAATATCGTAAAACCAATACTTCAATCATAAACGGAATAGCAAATAACACACATGCTATACATACAGATACTAGATATCTAATTACCCATTCAGTACTGAAACTCATAATACTTCTGCTTTTGATATATAAAAATAAATTTTGTGAAATATAAATTAGTTGAAATTATAGAGAACTGTCTTATACTGGTTATTACCCACGACGAAAGGCATCCAATATAATACAATTCTCCATAATCTCTTTAAGGAGCGTGAAATAAGTTTCATAGGCCCGATTGTATTGGCGAACGGAGACACCAATAACGATATTCCCTACTTCCCTTATTTCATCTCTATAATATATAATTTCAAAAATATTAGATTACAAAAGGATATTTTCTATATGTCATATATCTATACGAGAGATAGTATATAAACGTCTAATACTCATTTTTACATATCCTAAACATATCTAAATATGTTAGTTTAGAACATAAATTTCTGAGACTACGCAAGTAGTCTCAGAAATTTATCATTGTTTTTGTTTAGATTTAATTTCATCTAAAGTTTTGTTAATATGATCATAAAGTTCTTTTGTAGCTGCTTGATAATCTGGATCGTCAATCTTGAAACGAACATATCCAGAATCCAGTATCTCGGTATTGTCTGCATGATTATATTTTTGGCTCAGCTCATCTAACTTCTCTAAGTTAGATAGAGTATCGGATGACATATATTGTTTATATTCTTCTACAAATGTTTTCCATTTTCCTAAAACAGCCCATGTAGGAATAAAGATTCTGCTATTATGATTCATCTCATGAACCGATTCTGATAATGGAATCAATCCTACATGAAGAGTATAATGATTATACATCACTTCTTTAGCAATCATATCTTCATCCATAGATTCGTGATTCATCTTATGTTTATTTGCAATAGTCCATACAATATCATATAATGTTAACGGATAATGATGAACATGAATTTTGATTGCTCTATTTTCTTCATTTGATACATTTTCCATAATACTGCATTTATTGAATCCAGCATTATCTCTTAAGAAATTAATGAACTGCTTATATTCAAACGAATTTCTACAAATACGTTCAATTCTTGTAATAAAACGCAAATAAGCTTTGGGATTATCTAAATCCCAATCTTTTATATCAAATTCAGGAATAGATGTAATATCTATCTCTTCTACTTTAGGATTATTTGTAGGCTTGTTATAATCTGGGTTTTGAGCCATACTATTCACCTTCCTTTGTAATATGATGTTTCGATGAAATAGCAGACTGTAGCATATGCTACAGTCTGAATTCTATTCCTCCATAATAAAATCCTGAAATATAGGATTCTTAAGGTGTTAATGCCAATAAAATCATTCGGTCACTCATATATCAAGACTTTATTATGCGATGAATTACAAGATGCTTAAAAATATGGTGTATTTATAGTTGGAATATGAATAACTATTGAGCAGACTTTTCTGCATGAATCTGAGATTTGCTTTTCTTTTCGCTATAAGATTTAGAAGCATGTACTAAATGAGTATATGGTTTCTGGACCCATCCTAACTTATTCAGTTCTGCTTCTAAATGTTTAGCTCCCAAGCTATTGCTGAATATACTGATTCGAAAACTATATTCCAACGTATTATGATCTGAAATGATATTTCTCCATCCAAATGCTATAGGACCTCTTGTTTTATAGCCAACTTCATCAGCAGAGATAGAGAAGGCTACTGTTCTTGGATATTCTAAATCCTGTATGGAAGGATAATCTGACATAATATCATTAAATATATTTCGAACAACCTGATCTGGTTCTTTACATAAATCAGACTGCTGGCCATTTTCATCTCTGTATGTAAAAAAGAATGTCAGACCAGGCACGATACTCATAATTTCTTCAACAGCTTTAGAAAAATCAGCAAATCTTTTGATATTGTGCATACTAGTTCTCCTTATAGTTTAAAAAATAGTTTAAAGCATCTTGTAAATTTCATTACTACTATGTGTAAAGCTATATAAACTTTGATTATTTATGGTTGGTTAATTCCAACATCTTAGAATTTAAGAAATCTCTATCTACTGTAGATTCCATAGAAATATATTCATCCTTACTAAATAAGAGCAGTTTCATATCTCTGGCTATTTGTCTAACTTCCTGCTGCGCAAATTGAGAGTCTCTTAATTTAATAAAATGGAGTAAATTCTTATAGGTAAATGTATGAATTGTTTTAGTTTCAGAATTCATAGGCAGAATGGCTCGAGCATCCTGGTTTTGCAAACCCTGTTCTTTCAACTGTGGATAAATAGCAATCAAAGACTGTCCCAATTCTTTCATGGTTCCTTTAAATGTAGACCCCATAAAATCAATAGAATATTCTTTATTCTGATCTTCTATATTATCATGGAAATGTAAAGGATCAATAAACTGAGATTCACTATAGTTTACATATCTCTGAGATTCTTGAGATATACCAGACTGATGTCTATTAATCTGCTGAGATATAGCCCTGGAATAGTTCTTTAATCTTAAGGTAACGATACAAGTTTCTAACAAGCAATCCAATAATTTATCAGGATCTGCTCCATTAGATAAGAGATAATAATATAGTTCATAGATATTATCTCTATATAATATATCCACCATATTCGTAGACAATATAGGTTGATGAACTGCTTCTGTTCCTACATTAGCCACTTCATCTCCATTTTCGTCTTCAGATACAATCAAGTTCATTTGCGCTTTATAAACAAACTGCTTCTCGTCTAATAGTCCAGCCTTAATGAAATCAACAAAGAATTCTTTTTCAAAAGACTGATAAATACATTGCTTCATAACCTCATAAAGATCAGTATTATACCCATTATTTTCTATATAGGTATCATTAAATTTTTGTATAAAATATCTGAATGCTCTAACAGATCCAGAAATCAATAATTGAATACTGTGTCTGGTTCCTGGTAAATCTTCTTTATATGGAAGAATAGCAATATTCAGATACTTCATAGCTGGTAATGCAAATAGAACCGGTAACAAATTCATATGTTCTCTATCATCTGCTTCTATATTTAATTTAATGATCATATTAGAATGAGCGGATATAGAGTCATGACCGTATCCCATAATTCTGGCAATATGCTCTAAATTCTTTGTATATTCTTTAGCTGTTTCTAGATTATAACATGTCTTAGCTCCAGTAGAACATAAGTAAGCAGAATCAGAAATACTCAATACTTCAAAGAACATATTTGATTCATCAGCATGAACAGCATTGATTATATCTTGGTCAGATGGTTTCTTATGAAAAACTTCTTTTAATTTCATTGGATTAAACATCGTATGGAATCCTTCCTGCTTTACGAGCATAAATAATATTGAGATCGCTGGGAGCATTTTTAGTTATCTGTCTCTTATTACCATGATTATCTATCTCTATAACAGGAATATTCTGACGTACAGCATACATAACCATTACACCTGTTGCATTAGAATGTGTATTATCCCTAAAGCAATATATTCTTCCAGGATGATAAGCCAATAATTGAGAAAACCATTCAGCTTCTTTTGTTTGAGTAAGCAGATGTCTCTTAACACATGTATCCATTTCTAATTTAATCAATCGATCTTTTGGGATATTTAAACTTTGTGCATAGTCTTCTACATGCATACAGAGTCTTGGTAATCCACCATATACAAACTTAGCATTCCGATTTCTGTTTAATATCGTATAAATAATTCCCATAGGAATTAATACATCCCATATTAAAAAACTTGCATCAAATATTAATCCTATACAAGGTCTATCTTGTTCTTCCATACTTTATCACCACTTTCGTTTATCAAATCGATTGACTATCGGATGGATCTTCTTTAATATATCGTTAAATATAGTTTCTGGGTCTTTATCCACCGTATCGATTTCGAATTGGTGTTTCAATCCTTTATAATTTTTATTATTCAGATCTTCTTTTAAATCTAATCCATTGAAGAATGTATTGACGTCTTTTAGATACTGTAGGTTCTTTTCATATCTATCTTTGATTCTTCCCCGTTTATTGATTCCTTTTTCTATAGCGTCAGGAGATGTAATCATTTTCAATAATATATCTACCTTGGGTAATACTTCATACATTGGATTGTCTCTGATGATATGTAAGTATCGTTCGAAGTAGTTTTGATAATGATGTTCTTTCTTAGCATAGATCTCTGGAATTAAATAATACATCATAGAGTATATATAGCGATCAAAGATAATAATATGATTCTTAATAAATAACCCTCGTCTTAATGCATCACTATACCAGTCAATCATATCAGCTAAGAAAAACATAGATACTTGTTTCAACTTAGATTGTCTAGGAAACACAACCTGATCATAATCCATCATAAAACGATTATAATGGCCGTTTAGATATTCTCTGACAAACCAAGAGGAGGCATGTTTATATCTTGGAAAAGAAACCAATTCTATTTTTAAACGATCTGCTCTAATAGCTTTATCGTATACTTCCGTTAAATGATCATACAATGCTTCCGCATTGGTATGCTTATAACTGGCATCCAATCCCTCAAATCCTATCAACAAGCTTTTCATATACTATCAATTCCTCCTTCGACAATAGAAATCACATCTGAGTCTATACTCAGATGTCAATTTGCGTATATTTTTCAAAAATTATCAAAAATCGACTTAAAATATGTTTAGTTATATTTTAATTTTAAAAAATTTCCCCCTCCCCCTAAAAACCCCCTCCCCC